GAAACTTGGTTCTAAGGTATTTGATTGAGTACTAGGAGATACACTAGCAAAATATGCATAAACTCCATTAGGAAATTCGTCTGTTTTACAGAATCTACCATTATGATCATCAAGATCACCTAAATCTGGATCATAATGCCAATCTTCAACGAAAAATCCTGGAACAAATTCACCAATATGATCAGGTCTATCAAATACTTTACTGGCATCTAATTTGTATCCTGAAGTTAATATCCCAACAGAAGGACCTAATTGCGTATTATTGGTATATCCGTATGGTCCATAAATTGGATTTCCATCATATGCCCAACCAATAATTGGAGAATGTTTTGAACCATCATCCTTAAATTCACCAGCAATATCTGAAGAATATCCATGAACACTTAAATGTAAATCACTATCCTCTGAACTTAAATTATAATTACCATGTCTAAAATTGTTATCAATAGTTAATTTTCTAACTCTTGGTTCAAATATTGCATTCAATCCTCTAGATTTAACACTAAGAGAAACTTGAGATGCAGTATATCCAATACCAGAATTAATAACCTTTACTTCTTGTAATTTACCACTTGCATCAACAACTGGCTTTAAAATAGCACCACTTCCATAAACACCAGTAGTTGTTATACCAGTTGCTTCTATCTTAATCTCAGGAAGAGAGAAATAATTCTTACCTCTGTTCAAAACTTGAACAGCAGCTACTTTACCATCAACTATGGATGCACTTACCACACCATTTTCACCATTTTTAACCTTTATTGAAGGATTTTGTTGGTGATTTAAGATAGTTGATCCATATTTTGTTCCCTTCTCATAAGTGTAAGTATCAATTATGCCACCAGTAACAATTGGAGTGAAATTAAATGTTCCAGTAACTGTAGATGGGAATGTTACATCAGCAGTAACTTTAATATCTGGATATTTAAATATCTGAGTTCCTATTCCTACTGAATCTAAACCAACATATTCACCTCTAGTATAATTTACATTTGATGGTGATTCTTTTAATCCAGCATCAGATAATCTGAATGAATGATTGTTAATTTTTAATACATGATAAGAATGTGTAATATCTAATCCACCAATTACAGTGCCTGTTGTGGAATATTCAATAAGATCTCCATCTTTAAATCCGTGATTATTAAAATCTATTCTTGCAAATCCAGTTGATATATTTACTGGTTGAATCTCTAATTTTCTATATTGATATCCAGAACCAGAATTTAATACTTTAACTGATTGTAATGTTTTCTTATATATTGTTCTAAACTTATGAATACCACTAGCATTAGTTGCGGTTGAAATACCAATTGTATTAATACCTGCTATTGCTTCATCACTTGTATTATGCAATCTAACAGTCTTTGAGTTTACAAAACTAACAGCATATGGTGCTCCTGTTGCTAATTTTCCAGTAGCAGTATTTCCAACATCTCCAAAAGGTCCAGTTCCAATTTCAGAATTACCATTACTATTGTAATAAACAACTTCTCCAGTAGTTAAAAAATGTTCTTTTTTAAAGGTAATTGTTTCATCTTCAATAGATAAACCACCTGAGAAGAAAATATCTCTACTGTCAAATTCAACTTCTCTAAATCTAATACCTATAACTGGTTCTAATACACAACCATCACCATTTCCACCAGTTAATGCAATAGATTTTACATCATCAATATCAAAATCATGAGGATCAACTATAACCTCTTTAACACTTCCTTCTATAATTGGTTCAACTATTGCATCTATTCCACCATTATTACTTGGATCAACATCTATTTTTGGTGGATTTATAACATCATATCCATCACCACTATTATAAACATCTACACTATCAACTGGTCCATAGTAAATGTAGTCTGAAGATATTGGTGTTTCTATCTGAACACCATTAATTAACATACCAACTCCACCAACAGGAGTTTCATCTGTACCAGATACGTATAAATTTTGAGTTAATGAATACTTTCTTAATATTTTATTTGCAGATAAATCTCTATTATAATGATCTGCTCTTGTAAGTGTGTGGGTATTAGATGTAGTTTGAGATTTAAATCTTACTGCATTATCTGGAGTACCGATCTGTCCTCTTGATTTGTATAATCTAACGGTAGTAAAACCAACATTTGATGCAGTATCTAATTTTTCAAGATAATAAAGATCACCATTGGTTAACCCTTCCAATGCATCATCAGAAGAGTATACTACAGCATCACCTGTAATTAATCTAAAGTCTGAATTATCAAACTGAATGCAATTATATGTTTGAAGATCAACATCAAAAGAATCTATAGGAAGATTTGGAAGTGCTGATGATATTCCAACAGAAATTCTTCTAACTGTAGAATCTAATTCATAGGATGGTAATGAATTAGATGCAACATATGCATCTGTTGTACCATCAATATAAACATTAGATACATCTGATAATATTTTTGAATTTCCTTCCTTTATTCCTATACCATTAGTAGATGCTTTGTTTAATTTTCTCCTTAAATCATAATATAAACCAGTTACTGGAGTAAATGCTGATATACCAGATACTGTTAATACAGTTTTAGTAGCATTAATATCAGTAACTTCTGCAAATGGTGCTACAACTGTTTCAGAGTTTCTTTGTAGTATTTCAACAATATCTCCAACCTTTACACTAGACTTATCTACTTTACTGGATACTGTAATACTAGATCCAGAAATTTCAGAAATCTCATATCTACAGCTAGTATTGTATATCCATGAATTTGCAAATATTTCTTTATAAGTTTTATTAAAATCTGGATTTGGTATAGATTCTCCTACATTTTTAACAAAAACTTTCTCGCCAGGTGAAACTAAAGAAATATCAGAAACAGTTTTAAATTCTGAAAGAACTCCAGTAATCCTTAAATCAACTTTCTTGGTTAAATCACCATCTTCATACCCAAAGATAAACTCATCAGATCTTACATCAGATCCAGTTGCAATATCTTCTACGATACCAGTGCAGTCAAAGCATTGGTTAACTGATTTTGAACCATATGTAACTGAATTAATTCCACATAATACATAACCAGTTTTAGCGAATCCAACAGTGGAATCAACAGAAAGCACGGAAGAACCGACTGTAGAAGGTTCCAATGCCTTTGTTTTACCTGGTATTGTAAATGTTCCTTCAATTAAATCTCTATCATTAAATCCAACAAATAAAGAAAGTTGGTAGTATATTTTATTTTCCCTAGTTAATATCTCAACTTCCGAAACTGATGCATTAGTTCTAGAATCTGTTGATTTTGTAATGGTCTGACCAACTAATTTAGATGGATCTCCATTAATTACTTCCGCAATAATAACTTCTCTTCTTATAAATTCGGAAGTAGATGGTTTAAGTAATTGTTCTTCAAGATCTAATATTTTAGCATCTACACCAAATAATAATTTTAATAATATTCTTATAGATTCTTCAATACCTTTTGATTGGTAGAAAGATCTTGCATTCTTTATAAAGTTACCAACATCAATACCTTCTGCAAAATCATTGTTTTCTAATCCAGGTAGAAATGTTTTCTTTAATTTTGTATAGAATTCCTGTAAAAATAAGACACTTAGGTTATTAACAACACTACTAACAACATGAGCATTTGCTCTAGTACTTTCAAATAATAAACCTTCTTTATTAACATTATCTAATGAGGAAGATATTCCAACATTATATCCACTTACACCACTAAATCCACGAACACATCCAGTAAATGATGTATCAGTTTTACCCGTATAGGTAATAATTTCATCACCAATCTTTAAAAGACCGTATTCATCAGGAAATCCCTTTGTAGATGCAACAGTAATAGTTGTATCAGATGCTGTAATTGCTGATAATAATGAAGTTGTTCCATGAATAACTTCAGGAACTAAGTTATCTGATTTTAAATACTGATCTAAATTTTCAATTAGATCGGTAGGACCTCCTTGAAATTCTTGAGAACGGTAATATTGTTTAAAAAATTCAGTTACATTAGGAAAATCAGACCTTAAAAATTCAGGTATCTGACTCTCAATAATTCTGTTGACTTGAATTCTCTTATCAATTCCTATACTCATTTATTTTCTCTCTAGGTCTCCATTGGCGTAACTTGATGTGTAATAGTCTCTAGTAAATACAACGCCTGAAACGTCTTCTCCCGATGCTATTACATCTTTAACCATATTTATCCGACTATCTCCAACGCTGAAAACTAAGTATAAATCCTTCAATCCAACCACATCATTTGACTCTGGGAACGCTTGAATTTCAATCAAATCATTATTTGCTGAAGTTCCTGTTATATTTAACGTATTTAAGATAATTTCACCCTTCATGTAATCAACTGTTCCTGCAGATTTTGCAATAACATTCAATTCATCTTTTTGGTTTCTTGAAATTACACTCAAAATACCCTTTCCACTACCATCTAATGTTCCATCTTCCTTTTTATTTGGAACATCAGTTAAATATACAACATCATTTGAACCACTTATATTAAATACAGTGCTCTTAATATTAAAACCTTGAGGATTAACATGAAATCTATTACCAAAGCATAATTCATACTGTGCAAATTGATCTATTAGAACTTTTAGATCTCTTCTAATCTTTAAAGTAGTAATATTAGATGTAATTGCAGTATCAACTCTATCAATTAACTGCAAAACCTTACTATACTTAAACCTACCACCAAACTTATTAATATCTACTGTATTAGAGTAAGTTGTAAGAGCATTGGTAATCCTTGTTCTCAAATCATCCGCATTATTTGTTTGTGCAGTATTATAATAAATGGTTGAATCACATTCAACATACAAAATCTTAAGATCTACAATTTCTGAGTTAATTCCAGCGATTGCATAACTTTTTAACTTGTTTTTTATCTGCTGTTTATCAAAATCAGAAACATATGTTCCATTTTTAGGTTTGATACTAATTTGAACTTGTCCAAACTTAGGTGGAGTTAGTTCTTCACCCCCAACAACAGCAACAGATTCTGTTTTGGGATAAATTGACTGTATTATTGCCTCATAATCCCTTGGTGTAACCGCCCTATACTGCGATGAATAGATTCTAGGTGCAAAATACTTAATAGAGGATACATCTTCCAATTCAGCACCATTTGAGGCACTATTAATGGTGTTTACTGAGATTCCACTGTCAGGAATAACTGTAGATGCACCTACATCATCAGGATCTCTATCTTTAAAAACTCCTTGAAAACTGAATGCTGAAGCACCATTACCATCTTCACCATCAGTTAC